AGCGGCGCCGCGGCCCCCACCACGGAGGCTATTTCCAGCGGTGCAAACTGATCCGCATCGGTTATCGGGGATGTTAGCGACTGCCACCCCGTCAGACGGGTCCAGCTGCTGTCGGTTACAACGTCATTGTAGCCAGCCCAATAAGTCGGCTGGGAGTGCCAAGAGTTGTAGTCGGCGTCTACGTCAGATGCTATCCATGCTGAATTGTATCGTGCGTCATAGGAATTGCAGTCAGACGGGCAAACCGAAACATTGTTTTTGAATCTCGTCCCGGTGATCGTCGCGGCGTTTAGCGCGTCATTAAAACTTACATTATGCCTATTTCCGATTAGAGTGTTGTTATAAAAAACATTATTCAAACTACTACCTACATACTCAATCCCAAAGTTTATCCCGGTGTAGCACCCTACCACTATGTTGTTATAAATCGCGTTGTTGCTTGAAGCGGGTGCGCCAGCAACACGATCTTCGCTTGAAATACCGATACCTGTCAACGCCCAAAAACGTCCATCAACGTAACGATTTGAAAACTTTGTTGAGCTTATCCACCCCCCAAGAGTCGCACTTGATGCACCTAAGATAAGGTTTCTACGCACTATATTATAATGACAAGTATCAATATAAATATGTGAAAAAGCTACCTTCCAGAAAATATTGTCCTCAACCGTAGTATACCCGCAGTTATTGTACGCAGAGGAGGTCATCACCTGATAAATGCCGACTCCCTCTGACCAGCACTCATATATATAATTTCTTTGTACCGTTTCGTTCCCGTACGGGTTATTTGTAATAGCGATGGCGGCCCCTTGAGTTGACTCGGTTCCATCCATGCGGATATAACCAGCTTTTGTAACCTCACAATCCTTAATAGTGGCGTAGTTATAAGAGTTTTTGTTAACTGTAATCCCGCCGCGTGAAGTCCCATTCGTTTTGACATTATCAACGATACAGTAAGCTGCATTGGTGCCAGCACCCACATCTCCTATGATAGCTACGCCAAAGCCGCCGGTTTGGTAAAGCTCAAGATTTTCAACCGTCACATAGTCCTGACTGCTTATATGGATCATGCCGAGATAGGATGTCTTGCTCGGCACCGTATAAGTACTTCCGCTGATGATCGGGCGGCCATCCCCGTTGACACCATGCACCGCAGCGGCCGGTGAACCACCATCAGAGTAATAGGCCCCGATCACAACCGAGTTTGCTTCGGTGCCGCTCCAAGTGACGTTGAGATAGGCCGAAGGCGTGAACGTCGTACCGCAAAGAAAGTAAACACAGTCCGACTCGGACATGCTCGGCAGGTTATCCCAAGAGTCCAAGGGGTCGGCGAAAGTCCCAGCGCCGCCGCTTGTCCCGCTAACGGGGTCTATGTAGTAATTGGTCATCTAATCCCTCAAACTCAGTTGTCCGTCGGGTACACATTCCCGTCGGAATCCGAAATCTCAATTGAGCCCGCCAGCTCAGCCAGCACGTCCTCACTGCTGATCCTAAGCGGCTCGGCACTATTCGTCGCGCTGGCCTCGCCGGCGCCGAAGCCGTCCACCGGCACCACCCGCACGTAATAGGTGCCGTCCGGCTCAAGCCCCATGGCAAACCACTGCCGCGTCTGGGCATCCGTCGATGCGATCAACGCTTCCGCGGCCAAGTTCGTCACATCCGCCTGGGTGGTGCTGCAATACAGCCAAAACCCCTCCAGGTCATTGTCCGCCGGGGTGATCATGCGCCAGTCGATGGAAATCCCGCGCGTCATCGGCAGCACAGTGGGCATCAGCCCGGCCATCGACGGCGCGGGGTTTGATACCTGCAGGCTGGCCGGGGCGCTCAGTTTGTCGTAGACGTCGCGCGCCCAGACGGTCACCACAAACGTCCGCACCGGGGACCCGCCGGTGTCGCGCTGATTGGTCAGGTAGTCGTAGGTGTAGCGTCGCGCGTCGCGCGCCACCGGGTCGGTCCTGAGCACCATGTCGTCGGTCTTGGCAATCTGGACAACAAAATCCTTCAGGCGCGGGTGGTAGGCAAAGGTCCACTCCATCTCACAGTTGCGCCCCGTGAAGGTCGCCCCGCCGCCCACCACCTGAAGGCCCGTGACCGCATCGAGCGCGTCCGGGTCGGCCACGATCCCCATCGCCGAATATGTCGCCCAGACCGACGGCGGAATTCCCGGGGCCGTCGCGCGCACCCGGAAATTATACGTCCCACCCTCGATGGGGGCCACCGTCAGGCTATTGGTAGCGGTTGACCCGACAGCCTCATAGGGACCGACATCAACCTCTTGCAGCTGCACCTCATAACGCGCCGCTCGCGCATCTAAACTGTGGGCCCACGAGAGAACAGCCCCAAACAGATTGTTTTGCCCGTCGACATAGGTATATTCTTCAAAACTCAAGTCCGTCGGCGGCAAAAGCGGACCAGCCACAATCGGCATCGGTATTGGCGGCTCAAAATGAAGACCATCCTCAACCCATGCCCATTTGCCGGAATTGTAAATCTTGGACGAAACATTAAACTGATTCGGTTTTTCTTCTGCGACTGAAAGGACCCGGAATTGACGTTCAAGATTTGCCCCGGTGATGACAAAGATGGCATGCGCTTGCGGGTTTGTTGAAAACGCGGTCGACAAGGTCAGGGTGGCGGTCGCTGCCGGCAGGGTATTTGTGATCTGACGCGACTCCATTGCCCCACTGGGCAACACAGCGCTCAAATAATAGGTTGTTCCTGCCGCCAAGGTGAGCTGTTTATCCACCACCACCTGTGTTCCAGGAATAGATACCGACTGAATTCGCCCCTCAAAACGAATCGTGGCATAATCTGGATCACCGACCGTAACAACCTCACCCGGCATGACCGCCACGTTGTCAAGGCTGCCGGAATAACTGCAAAGGTCCCCCTCGTAGAGATTGGTGAAAAGAAAGGTTTTTCCGTAACGCCGGGCTTGGCCGCGGCTGGTGCATCCCCACGCGGTTAAGTCAACCGGGTTCCAGCCGTATTTGCGGATCATATCGATATCCGCCTCGACGACTTCCGGGGTCAGCCTGAAAAAATTGTCTGGATCGTTCCAACTGACAATCGCAACCGTGTAAAAAGTTTCGAGCTGGCCGCTCGAATAGTGGAATTCGCCACCAAACACATTGGCCGGCACGATTGGCATCGACGAATCACGCGGTCGATCCTGGGAGACAAAAATCTGTCCGTTGCCGTTATAGAACATCCCCCAGAAGGTTGAGACGATATAGCCTAACAGCTCGACCCCCTGGTGACGGGTAGTTACCTGGGTGTTGATCGTAAAGCGCGGCTCATACCCACCGAAGCCATCCGGAACGAGCTCGTCACAAGTTTGAGCGATGTTATAGAGCTCCCACTTATCGCACATGCTGTCATCGAGCCCGAGACCAAGGCGATCATGGATTACGATCTCTCGAAAATGCCAGGCGGGATTGTCGGTGATCCCTTTTTTAAAGGTGCCATCCCAGACACCACCGGTTGTGCCGGCTCCCGTGGAGGCATAAGCCCTGGTATCCGGATCGTAATTTTTAGGGATATCAACATACATCCCGCGCCGCCAGTAGGCCCGTGTCGGCAGGGTGCGCCCAAACTGTTCCGCGCTGATTTTGTGCGCCACGATGGCGCTGTTGGGGTAGATCAGTCGAACATTGATCAGAGTAGTGTAGCTTGACCAGTAAAACTCGTTCTGTACCCGCACCGATTCCGGGTCAGCCGTTATGCGTTCAACCTTGATTGACCATGGGGCGTCCCCGAAGCGCGAAAGGTCACGAATCAAAAATTGCTTTTCATACTCCGATACACACTTTCCACGAACCTCCGGATTGGCAGCCACAGTCCCGTTGACGGATATGCGCAAAACAACTGAGGTTCGCGCGATGTCCCCATCATCCTCAGTTTTCATCATACGCGGGAAGAGCAACACCACCTTGACATCATTGACGTTCTCGTCACTGATGATCTCGGTCCAGCCCCCATTTGCGACCGTGATCTGCTGGCTCACGGTGACCGGGGTTTCAACTTCCGTTACCAGGTCAAGCGGATCCTGATCCGGCAGCCCGACCCGCTCTTCCCACTCAATACCCTCGAAATTGTAACTGTCGTCGTCGTTTTGAAAAACTATATCGTTGAACAGAATCGATTTTGAGCCGTCGATCAGGCCACCATCCTCGCCCTCGCCAATCAAATCAACAACTGTGATAACGGCGTTGCTTTGAAGGTTGTTCCTGGCTTCTGATGGAGAGCTGTCACCCATAGATTAAATGATATCCATGACGTCCAAACCGGACGAGATTGTAACGGAGCCACACAGGACCTGCTTGCCCAGGACCAGCATAACAGGCCCGCCCTGTTCGTACACATTAAGTGGCCCGTCAAATATATGTGACGGGCGCTCTTTTGGCCTTTCGCGGTCGGCATAAGTTTGAGTTTTTGGGACCGGAGTTATAAGGGTTGCAACTCCACCAAGGGTAAGCCCGATGCCAAGTGATACCATCCACCCTTGTCCTGTCCACGCACCAACAACAATCAACGCTATTCCGACCACAATCTGTAAATATGCAAAAACATCTTTCGACCCCTCCAAAACCGGCATGATATGGAAGTCGCCGTTGCCAAACTGCATTTTCAACTGATCTTCGCCAAGACCCTCGCCGGTCTCCATGCTGTCTCCGCGAACAACATGATATTTTCCGTCCCTTCGAATCGACTTGACAAACCCACCCAACATACAGTCCAGGGCCCGGATTGCCTCTCCAACCGAAGCAACATCCAACTCGTACATCCGACCATGCTTTTCAGCCAACTCTCCGTAAAGAAAAATCTTGCGTTTCATGCAATCAACCCCGGATACCGATAGATCTTTTTGGCGTGTCGCATCCAGCTGATCACCGGCTCACGACGTGACAGACGTTTATACAGATGGTGCAAAATCAGGCCTTCGCCAATATAAACCGCGCTGTGATTGACCACTGACAATGGAGTTCCACCCCCCCCACGCCCTATGGTGAATAGCAACACATCTCCGACCACAAGGGGGCCGTTCGGGTCGATCTCGTCAAAGCCGAATTCGCGGATATTTCTTTCCAGAATATCCTGCCCCGTTTGCCACCAGTGCCAGTCCCGCGGGGTTTCCGGAAAAACAATTCCGCACTCACTCCTGTACCAGTCACGCACCGTTGCACTACAATCGTAAACCCCGTGTTCGAACGGGCGGCCGATCAACGGCTGCATCTCCAGTTGATCGCCCCACCAGACGATTTTGTTGGGGACCCCCTGGATGACATTAACCATGCCAAATGGTTTGGCGGCGACAATCTGTGCGGCCATGTCTGCTCGGGTAATGTGGGGTTGATCTCCGTGAGAATGGACGATCGCCTGCACGTCGTGGTAGCGGGGCGGCGCAAACTCCTTTTCAAAATCGATCCGAAAATCACGCTGGGGATCCGCTGCGCGATTGACACACGGCACAAACGCCCCATCGATGATCACCCCGCAGGCCTCGTTCGGGTAGCAGGCCGCAGCGTGCGCGAAGATGTCCGCCCGCTGTTCCTCAAAAAACCGGATCATGCTCGTCGCCCCGCCGTCACTCATGTTCTGCGCACCCGCGATACCCCAGGGAAGGCCCAGGTGGGAAGAATCAAATCCGGAAACCGCAACTTACAATCAGACAATTTGCGCCCACACTGATCCTCAGATGGATCTTCGGTCTCTGTGCCATCCGTTTTGAAATAAGAGTCCCCGGTATATGGGCAAGTCGCCCTGGTGTAATCGAAAGCGCTGGTTGCGCTATTATAAAACCTGTATTCTGCCAAACAGGCATCTCGCAATACCTGGCGCCGCGGAACCATGACGGTCTCGATATCGATGTAAGAAGAAAGCTCCCACTCAATCAGGGTCTTTGTCCGACCGGTAACGCGCGAGATGCGATTGACGTTCAGGGGAAACTTCGCCGTCGGGTCGGCCGTCGGCTGCCCATCCAGATATTTTTCAAGCGTCCGGATGCGGGTTACCTTGGAGCCAATCAGGCTGTTATAGGTCGCAACCGCAGCCCGTATCAGGTCTGTTGGCGCCATCTGCAACGTGGGGCGGGGAGATTTCTCCTCACCTGAAACCTCAAACCCAACCCCCTTGATGGCGGCCGGAAAGTATTGCAGATTGTTGAAATAAACGGTTGCGCCATTCTGTGTGCTGGGAGTCAAGCGATAAATTCCGCCACCATGAATCGCCGTGTCGATCTCATAAAGTTCAACCAGCCCAGACGTGGTCGGCTTTTGAACATCGCTGGCGAGTGTGGCGGGAAGGTCTGCCATCAGATCAGATCATACTCCTCGATGCCCTCAGCGGAGACCTCGCCACCGGCGTCATGTAGTGGGGTCGCCGACCAGCGAACAACGGTGAAATCGCGGTCGGTACTTTCGTTTGCCGGGTGCCACTGAATCGTTGTCACCCCCTTGGCCGCTTTGAGCTGCGCGATCAACGACGAATACGTTGGTTCCAGCAGACTCCACTTCCAGGTCCAGCGCTCCTTGGTGGTATTAATCCCGTCCGGGGTGCGCTGCGAATACCCATCTCCAAAGGGCGCCCGCAACACCGCCGGCTCAACCTCACACGATGAGTTGAATACCATGTCGGGCTCGGCCACGAAGTTCGCCATCAGAAACTCGTCCTCGTCTGAAAATTGATCCCGCCGTAGCGACGCTCATCCCGCAATATCTGTCGCACCTTGATCTCTATCGCCTTGGCGATGGTCTCGCCGGTGGAACGATCTTCAGCCTTCGAGCCGCCACCCTGAACCGTGATCTGATTGACCATGGTCACTCCGCCGGCGCCGCCACCCTTTGGAATCACGGTTTCGCCACGCTGCAAAATCGCCGGAAACTCATCCGAGCGCAGACCGCTATGAAGTCGCGGGGCGTGCTGAAACAGGCTGGCCGGAAGCCAGCGCCTGAAGGATGGCGGATCTTTGCCAACCACGCCGCCCTTATGACGCCCACTAAAAAGAACCCGAGATGAGGATGTGTCGGACCCAGCCGTTGAAAAGCCGGCACCAAAACCGCCCGCAATGCTTCCGGCAATCCCCATTGCAACCTTGGCAGCAATCCATTTCATCACGATCTTGGCCATGGCGTCCGCCCAGATGTCGATGAAACTGTCGGAAACACCTCTGACAAAATCCAAGAACGAATCGAACTCACCCCGCATCACCCCGCCGAAAAGGTCCTTCAGGTTACCGTGCAGCTTACCAAAAAGATCGGACAGCATGTCGTAGGTGACCTTGCCCATGGTGCCGATACTGTTGCGGTATTCCTCTGCAACGAGCTTCAGGATTGCCATTGAATCGTTGCTGGCAATCACCGCCGCCTGGGTGACCTCCTCGTCGGTTTTCTTGCCGGCGGCGTTCAACTCGCGCATAATGCGCATGTACTCAGCGGAGTATTGCTCGACTGCGGCCAGGCGCTTTTCGAGCTCCTTGATGTGCGCGTCCAACCGCTCCTGGGCGGCGTCAATATCGGCCTTGGTGACTGTCTGCTGCAGTGAAAGTGAAGCGTCCGCCCATTCCTGTTTGGCCTTGATCGCCTGCTGGGACTCCTTGCCAAAAATTGCCACCGCATCATTGTAGGATTGCTCATAAGCCTCAACGGTTTCCCTGGCAGAATCAACTTTAAGCGCGTTGATTTCAGCCTCGAGTTTTTTGAAAATCTCGACCTGCCCGGCTGCCGACTGCTTTTGCTTCTCGAGTTCGATCTCGCGTTCGGTGTCGCGCAATTTGCGCAACTGGCCTTGGTGTTTACGTTCGAGTTCGAGCAGGTCGTAATCGCGTTTCCCCTTGTTGAGAGCCGATAGGTTCTCATATTGGGACGTTATCCCTCCGGTTTTTTCACCAGCATTGTCTGCCAACGCCTTGCGTTGATTGTACCACTTGTCTATCGCAGCCTGACGCTTGGCGTACTCCTCCTTAATTTTTTTGGTCTCGTCCTCTGTCATCTGGATCACGAGAGCGTGGTATTGTTTTTCGAGTTCCAGTAAACGGTTGGTGCGCTTTCCGGCTTTTTCCACTTCGTCGCCTTTGGCAAGCCCGGCCATCTGCTTCGCCAGTTTGTCCAAGGCTGTCGACAGTGCGGTCCGAATTTTATTGGCAAGATCCTCGGCCACTCCAGAGGCTTCGAGATACGCATCCGCCATTACCTGGGCTTCCTCAGCGGTCATGTTTTGCATGCGCACCTGACCGGTTAAACTGGAAGTCAGCTGACGAATCATCCCATCCAACTCTTTGCCGAGAACCTTGCCCTCCTCGGATTTTTTTAAAAAATCATCGATATAATTTTTGAACCCGGCCGCCACCGGGTCGGCGCTGATAATACCATCCTTGCTGCCGGCCGGGTCGATGGCGGCGGCCGCCTTGAGTTCGATGATTTCCAACCGAAACCGTCTTAGAGCTTCAATTTGCGCCTGCAGAGTTTTTTCGAGGCCCTGACGATTCAGGGCCCGCATGGCATTAACCAACTCTTCATAGGAGGCGGTATTAACATCCACCACCTTGGACAGCTCGGGGTGTGCTTCTTTCAATCGCGTCAAAAGAGCTTCGTACTCAACACCGGTTGCCTTCCCATCGTCCATTTTTTCCTTCAAATTTTTAAGACCGCCGATATAAACACCGAGTGAAGATGATACGCGCTCAAATTCAACCGCCTGGCGTTGGGCAATGGCAACGCTTTCACTTACCCGACGATTCAATTTTGAAATTGCCAAAACGGCTGCCGCCACGGCCGCACCAATGGACACCCAGACAAGAACTGGAGAACGCGAAAGCATCGCAAAGGTAGCGTTCAAATAGCCAACCGACTTGGCCAACGTCTGAATCTTCATGGTCAACAACCCAACGTTGACATACATCAATTGGATATATTTCAACGCAAAAGTTGTGATCAGATAGCGTAAGGCAAGGGTTGTTCCGGAAATCGCAGCGGTCAACAATGTAAAGGCTGCGGCCAGCCCCCCCAACGGAGTCGAAACAATCTTGGTGATCCACCCCACAAAGGATTGCATCGCCCCAACCAGATCTTTGAAAACGTTGGTAACCCCAGCGTCTCCAATGGCCAAGAATAGCAACCCCATTTTATCACTCAAATTTTTGATCTTATTGGCAAGGCCCTCCACCTGGGTCGCCGCCATGGCCGCTGATGACCCAACCTCATAAACCTCATTTAAGGCATCCTGGAATTCTCCTGAAGCAAACGCCTGCGCCAACACAGCTGCCGCCCCGGCCCCCCGTAACCCAAAGAGCTCAAAAGCCTTGGTGGTGTCAATCGCCCCGGTTTTGGCATCCACCAGGGCAGGCAAAAGGTTCTTCATCGCTGTTTGATACCCAACCAGGCGCGGGTTGACTTCAGCCAGTTTTATATTGTGATCCTCGAATGCTTCTTTGAGCTTGCCGGTCGGAGCGATCAGCCGTGACAGTACCTGCCGTAACCCAGTGCCAATTGTGCTGGCCCGCTGGCCGCGATCGGCGAGCGCCATCATACTGGCCGCGGTTTCCTCCAGCGAAAGCCCTGTTTGGGCCGCCACCGGCGCCACATAGTTGAACGCGATCCGCAACTTGTCGATGGTCAGTTTCGACTTGTTGATCGCGTTGGCCATGACGTCCGAAACCCGCCCAGCCTCAACCGATTGAAGGTTATAGGCGCGCATGGTGGTACTGAGGAGATCGGTCGTGGTAGCGAAATCTGACATCGTGCCGGTGGCCAACTCTGATACGGCCTTGATGGCGTTGGTTGCCTCAGCCGCCGAAAAGCCCGCCTGAGTAAGAAGAACCATCCCATCCGCGATCTCGGTGGTGGAAAACTTGGTAACATTGGCAACCTCGCGCATGGTCGTATCCATGGTCGCCACCTCGGCGCTGGTCGCCCCGGAGATCGCCTGCAAGTTTTTTAAGGCCTGATCAAAATTTACAATCTCGCGCCCCCCGTCGCGTAATGCCCGCGTGAAGGCAAAAATCATGGTAGCCGCGGTTCCGTATGCCACGGTTACTTTCAATGCCGCCTTGAGCCGTTCAAGCCCCCCCTCGACCCGGCTGATCTGTTTACCCATGGCCACCTTGGCGGTAGTGACCTTTTTCGTGGCGGCAGCATACTGATGAAGTTGCTTTGTGGTCGTGGCCGACTGGATCCCGACCTGTTTGATTCCGTCAGCGGTGTAGGTGATCAGCCCGCGGGCCTTTTGGTTAACAATCCCCATGCGGTCAGTAGTGGCCAGGTAATTTTGCGCCTTCCGCATGGCCTCGGCCGAAAAGTTGCCGTTGCGCCGGATCGCCATGGCTTGCCGCTGGATAGCAGCTTCGGCCTTGTCAAGGCTGCTCCTTAAAACCTTGAGTGTTGAATCCCAGTCTCCGTGAATCTTGATGAGCCCGGCCAACGCCTTTTGGTATTTGGGCATTTGGCCGGTAGCGCTTCCCATCGCCTTTTGGGTCGCAGTAAGCTCATCATACAGCGTCATCCCCTTGCTCTTGGAGGCAGCCGCTTTGGCCTGCGCCTGTTCGAGCTTGGCGATGTCCTTGTAGAGACCTTGGAGCGCGACCTTGACCTTACCGACTTCTGCTAAAAAGTCAGTAACGCCAGTGGCCTCAAATAATGTTCCGAGCGAAAGGGATGCGTCTGACATCAGCGGGTCACCGCGTCATCTATTGTGAGTCCGAAAGCAGCGCCCGCATTTCCGCGATCTGACGCTGCTCGGCAATCTTTTTTTCTTCCGGGGTCATCTTGGCGATCTCATCTGCCGTCGGGGCGTAAATCCCCTTGTCCCGCTTTTTCTGATCGGATTTTTTATCCGGCGGCCCGTTGATGATCATGCTCAGTGTCTTGAAGCGCTCAAACTCACGCTTCTGGTGGTGCTCCCAGAGAGCGGTTATTTGACCGTAGGTGAGTCCTCCGTTTCGCCAGCTGCGGGCGTAGACGTGCTCGAGCCGGTATCCGTAGTGCTCGCAGACACAACTGACGGCCTCCTCGAGAGAAAGAGGTTCCGCATCTTCTCGAGGAGGCCGGTCACGTTTTTTGATTCTGCCACGGCCACGTAGTTCATGTTCAAGATGTGCTCGGCAAGCTCGACCATCTGCAGGTTCGAAAGATCGTCCAGCAAACCGGGCCCCTGGTCCTCGTCGGTCGCAAGCGTCACGATCTTGCCCAGGTTATCCTTGATGATCCCCAAGATGATCTGGGTGAAGGCGAGGTTGTGAGGATCGCCCTCCTCCATCTCGTCCTTGGCAAACCACGCGCTCAAGGCCTCGGTGATCATGTCTGTCATCTCAAGCTGCTTGCCGAAAGCCAGCGGGTAAATCTTGATCTCCCTCAACGTCCGCGTGCCGACCAACATGCTCTTGATCTGCGGGTTGAGAGTTGGACTCTGGGGTGAGGTCTTCAAGTTGAATCTCCTTTAATTCAGGTTGAGAGGCTGCTTGCTTAAACGGCCGCGAAGATGATCCGCCCAAGCGGCATGTCATCCCAGGCGGCATTGCCGGCTGAGTTGGTACTATCAGCAGTCTTGGATTCCAGCGTGATCGGGACGGAGTTTTCGTCATCCTTGCTCATCTCGAATTCCAGGGACGAAACCGCTTGCGCCCGGGGATAGATGATCGTCATTTTGTGCAGCCCGGTTAGGAAGGTGTAAACCGCTTCCACCCGGATATTGGCTGGGGTAACCAGTCCGCCCAAACCAATCACACCCACATTGGCGTCGCTGTAGGTCGTGCTGCCGCCGGCATGGGTATAGAAGGTGTAGCTGTCCCCATCGGCCCAGGTGCCGGTGAAATAGCTGGCCGGGATGCTGAAGAGCTTCTTGGTGTCACCATCCACCGGCGCCATAGCGGCATCAAGCGCCGAAAAAGAGTGGACCACGCCAGAGTTTTTGCCGACAATCACCCCCGCCGCAGCGCCTGAGAACACCACGTGATATTCTTCGGTGATAATCGCCCAATCCGTCGGGGTGGCATCGAGCACAGCAATGGTCTTGGTTGAATCAACCGTACCAGCGGTCGAGTTCAACGCAACATTCTCAGTGCAACTGGCAGCCACCGAGGCGGTGGGGTCAATCCCGCGCGCGAGCGCCATGTTGAAAGGCGTGATTTCGTTGAAAGCGCATTCGATTGCGCTTGCTTCACGCAGCGGCACCGAGGCATCTTCACGCTCTGGAAAACCAGACATGAACTTGTGAAACTCGGCACTCGCCGCAAACTTCGTCTGGGCCATGGCCCCGAGTGAGTTGGACGCGGTCAGCACCGGCGTGATGGTGGAGATGTTGCCGGCACATGCGCCGACGCGAATCTGCATCAACCCGATCGTGCGTGAGTTGGCGTATCGAGTAACAGGACCAGTCGTAGCCATTTTTTGTAACCTCCGTTGTCGCTATTCCGCCGTGGCGGCGATGTTTGTCAAAAGGTTCAGGTGCCCACACCGAAAACACTTCATGGCCACCGTGCCCTCGATTTCCATATCAACCGGCGAGTCCATCTTTTTGTCGCCGTGGAAACTTGCTGCCGGACGTCCGAAGCGGAATCGCCAGGTGCCGTGATCGGTGCGCTCGATCAGTCGCTTGTGACACTTTTCGCATGCAATGAATTCGGACATTCTCAAGCCATGGCGCCCCACCGCAAGCGCACCGTCAAAAGTTTGAATTTGGTCCCATCCTTGCCCAACAGGCGCTCGCCCTCGCGGATATCATCCACCAAAAGGGCCGAGCCCGTCGCCGTCCACGTTGTTCCGGAAAGCGTTTGGATTGGGATTCGACGCCGGCCGTCTGGCTGCGCGGAGTCGATCAGGGTTTCGAAAACCGTGTCGCGCACCGTCGCCAGAACCTCACCATCGATATCCTTGCGCGAACAGCAATAGACCATCAGTGCCATCGCCGACATGCCGCTCACGCTGGCCTGGCCGATCGTGACGCTCACCCAGCGGTCCAGGGTGACGTCCTGTAGGTCGGGCAGGTCGATCCCGCTGTCAAACGCCACCGGGAGGCCTTGTGCGGTTTCAATCGCAGTCACGAAGTAGTGCCGGATCGACCTGAAGATCGTCGCCTCGCTGGCGGTTGGGTCAAGCATGGGG